ATATGGGAAGCACTTGATAGAGCAGGGATAGATTTATCTCAAGATGCAGAACTATCAATAAAAGTGTATGATGAGATCGATGACGAGATAGCAGATCCTTGGGAGGTGTCTAACGATGATTAATAGCGATGTATTTGGTAGAACATTCTGGTTAGATGAGAAGGGAGATTTCAGATCAGCACCCACTTATATTAGTGGTAAACCTGATATGGAACAATCTGATTATGTGAGTGAGTGGACTGACTGGGAAGGTGTGGACATTCATGCATTATTTAAAATTCATTATCTACTAGTAGCAGAAAACTACGAAAAAAGGATAAATGATGTGACAGACATCTTAGTGGCACAAGGTGTATGGAATAAGACCACAGATCAACTATAATATTAGTATAGCAAACAACAGAGGATTTTTTTTAACATGGTTGCAACTAAATCAACACAAGCAGACGTTTACAACTTCACACTAGAACTTTGCGATAAACTTGCAGAGCAGTATAAAGAGTATCATATCAGATCACTCACAAGAAATACAACTCTAGAGCGTCCAGACCTATCAGACTATGCAAAGCAGCAACTTGCAGAAATCGAAGATGGTACAGCGAACTTAATGAAGTTTAGAGTTGAGGTAGGTAGAAAGTATCTCAAGGTCATTCAGAGAGACGAGCGTAACGGAGAGTACAGAGACGGAAGTGTACACGCATTTGTTGAGAGATCAACAGGCAATGTATATAAAGCAGCATCTTGGAAAGCACCCGCTAAACATGTACGTTACAATTTACTTGATGATAAGTCTCGCAATGTGATGTTCGTCAACCTAGACTGGGCAGGTGGTTACCTCTACATGAGATAACCCCATTATCCCCATTTTATGCTATAATATATACAACAGGACATTATCATGAACTCAAAAGCAATCTACACAGACCCAGTTAACAGAGTCAAGCAAGCGGTTTTATTTGATGCAAAATTAGATAGAATCAGCATGACATGTTCAGATATTGCTGATTTCTATCAGGAGTTATCAGAGTGGGGCATCTACACACTAGGAGGAGTTAATTTCGATTCTCTCACACAGAACGAAATAACTAGATTAGATCAGTTCATGGTCAATCAAAATGGTTACGAAGACATTACGGAGGAAAATTAAATGAGTTGCATTAACAATGAAACAATCCTAGAAAACATCTATGATGAGGTATGGGAGGAGTATAGACTAGAATATGGTCTAACAACTGATCAATTAGAAGCATTAGATCAAAATTCTGAGTTAGGTTACCTACCAGTCATTGCAAACGAAGCAGAAAGAAGATTTGAGGAATCAATCAGATAATGGATTTATCACAAGATTTTAGTCAACATATCAATGTAGAGAGAGAAACTTATGGGTTGTTTATGACACCTGTTAGTAAGTATCGTATCCCCGAATTTGTTGACCCTGTTTTAGAATGGATGAAAAACGAGGATTTCGTGGATATAAATGAAAGATCAGTTTTATGTCATAATGTACAGCAGGTTGGTAAAACAAACAAGATTCTCCAGGATTTACCAGATCTCGAAAAACAGTTACTAGAGTGTGTTCACTTTCATAATAATGAAGGATTAAACTATGCTAGTGAGTTCAGACTATCGGATGTATATGTAGAATTAGCACATAGTGGAGCGATCTATGCACCACATGAACATGCGAATTGCTTATTCTCAGGCACGTTTTTTATATCATATCAAGAAGAACAACATGCTTACCTTAAGTTTAAGAGACAAGTACAGAGTCAAATGTTCCCAGTTATGATGCTACCATTTAAACAGATGACAGCATTTAATCTACAAGAAGCAACTGTTCCATTTAAGAATGGTGATGTAGTAATCTATCCATCTAATCTAACACATGGATACGAGAGCAATCAAACCGATGGACGTATCACTTTAACTTTTAATGTAGTTCCACAGTAGTCAGCGTAAGCAGTTTTGACACATTTACGGAAAAAGGATAGTATCCTATAGTATATTTTAAATCATTAAATAAATATAGGTAAGATCTTTATTCATTGGATAATACACGGAGTTGCTACTGTCTCAAATTTTAAGGTATCGACACCGATTTGTCAACAGCACAGGGACGAAATCAGAGAAACCACACACATTTGACAAACATTTAGATCTACTATATAATATACACATGGGACAGTACCCCATAGTTTTCCACAGGTGTGGATAAGTGTAGAGACATAATTGCCTAAATTGCTCAGACCATTTTGCCCTTATTGCCTCTTTCGCACATGACTAAGACTATCACACTAGAGACCACCCCACCAGTATCCGTTAAGATATGGGAAAAGAACAGGAAACACTTTTGGGCGTATGACTATCCAGGATGCAGTAAGAACGGAGCATTTCGAAGTTATCAACAGGCATTAGAGGATGCTTACGAGTTCTCTACTACACTCTAATGCAAATCCCTAAACAATTAGAATTTCTCATGGAATTGTATGACCTTGGGAGTCTACCACCTGATGAACAGATAGAACTCGCACAGGGTCTAATCGACACAGGACTTAGCGAACATCTCAGACAATACCAACCCCTATGCGACTACTTCATTGCTGAGGGTCTATGCTATGATGTACACGTGGGAGAGGACACAGGTATAAATACTCAGGGCAGTTAGGACAGGGTAATTTACGTATATTAAAAAAGTACCTATTTCTTAAGCTATAAACGTATCCCAGAGGGGTTGTGATATCTAATCCCTTTTAAAAATATTTTCGTAATATAAAAATTCCCCATAGGTAAAATGTATGCTAGACCCCGCAGAGAAGGAGCAGAAGAGATATGCAAAGAAGTTAATAAAACTTGCAAAGAAGTCCCCAGAGTGGTATACTAAGGGTGACGTAAGATTTGCCAAACTCATTAAGAGTCGCCTCAAGAAAAAGGATGACAAGACCAACGTATGACGTAGTGTGGAACAAATGGAAGGACTACGTGAACCTCCCATGGTGGAAACAGAAGCAAAACATCGGAGGATGCTATGGAGTGATACTGAAGTTCTATGAAGAACAGTATGGTATACCTCTATATGATTATCCGAGTGAGAAGAAGTACTACTTTAAGACTGACTATATACACTCTGCTGCACCGAATGGGAGTACGATAATATATCAGGGAAACAATCAGACATCCTTTGACCATCATATAATGAAGGAAGGGGATGTTATTATCATGCGTCTATACATAGAACCTCTACAAGGGGGGTATAGGAACGCTGAAGGGCATCGTTTATGTAATCATATCGGAATATACCTAGAGGGAGGTTATATGCTACATCACCCATACCAAGGGCAGTCTACCATTATAGACTTAGAGGGAGATGGGGCGATGTATCTGTCATATGCTGAATTGGTACTTCGTAAAAAAGAAATACCTATATAAAAATGAATACAAAGATACTATGTTAATGTCTGATAGATATGCAATGCATCTAGAGGTTGACGATGATGGGGATTATTTCATGAAGATCCCAGAAGATTTGGTCAATGATCTAAGATGGGTAGAGGGAGATACACTGGACTTCGAAGAAGATATCGATGGTACTGTAATCCTTACTAAAGTACAAAAAAAATCACCGTAAAAAAAATCCGACCGTTTACTCTAATATATTATGGAAGAATTCTTAGACCAGTATAAGGAACATATGGAGATGATCAGTAAGGGACTCGAAAACCTTGCTAAGAGAATCGAAACACTGGAACATGGAATGAGTCACATGCCACCGCCAGGTGCTGATATGGTAAAGTATAAACCTGAGGGATATGCTGACCACTTAAATCTTGCTGAATTGTTTGACGATCTATATACCCGCCTAAATATGTTGGAGAGACGTATTAAGGAACTGGAGTAGTGCCATCCTATATTTTAGAAACAGGTAGGAGTTATCCTAACGTAGTGACTAGTAGCACCTTCGCTGCTGACTACACACGTCCTGCTGATAGTAGATACCAGTCACATGATAATCACAGTGGTCCAGGTACCAACTATAATATTACATTTAACGGATTCGGTCCTGGTTCTCTAATAGCAGGAAAGGATGTAGTCTTATATTTGGGTGATGATGATGAAACTTGTGTAGGATCAACCTGTGATGGTGCTCGTCTACCGATTTATAGATGGTATCGTAGTAAATATCAAGATCATACCTATACACAACAGAAAGTATTAGACCATACTAGGGATTTTCCTGGTGATGGTAATGCAAAGAAGGTCATGAAGGGTTATAATAGAGAACCTCGTGACGGAAGAGCAGTATATCATATAGCAAGAAAGTCAGCAACTGGTACAACAGCGTTGTATGTTCATTATAATGCAACTCTGAATGACTCGATGCTGTCTACAAATGCAACTCCTCCTTCTGGATACGCATTAAGAGAGAGGATTGGTTATATTTGGACAAGTTCATCCAATGCAGATGTATATAAAGCAGTTAGTGAGACAGTAAAACCTCTTTACGAGTATTACTATCAGTCAAATACGATGAAGAGGGATCACTTCTATACGATTGATCCTACAAATGAGGTAAATTTACAGACAGGAATAGCAGGAGTACCTGATTGCAAAGATCCTAGAGACCAATCGTACACATATGTTGGGATAGTAGGCTATTGTTTTGAGTTAAACAAGGCAAGTAGTGCAGTTACTACCTATGCTGACATCGGATCTATCGGTCCGACAGGGGAATGTAACGTAAATAGATCGAATTGGTATCAATGGAACAATGACTGGACACTCTTAAAGTATCTCCGAGAGCAGAATGGCGTACCTGCGGTACAAGGTTGGGGTAATCCTGACAATGTAGCTGGTGTTAATACTACAGATGCACTGTTTGAGTGGTTCTATGGAAGGAATGGTGCAGTAAAAGCAGCACTTCCCCGCTATCTTTCATTCGAGCAGTCGTATGATTCGCAGTTTATATACTATTTGTATGATACATCGTACCCATGGAACGGTCCTATCTATGGAATTAACTTCAGTTTGAGTGATGCAGCGTGTTGTCCTAACGATCTTGACTATTCAGACTGCCCAGTTTGTGTTCCTGTACCTGTAGAGTACAGTAGATTCTATGAAATAAGGTCAGATTCATGGGAAACACTCAAAACTAAGATGACTTTAAGTGATCTAAAGTCTAAAAATGTCAATGAATCCTTCTTAGTAGCGGATACAGTCAGTCGTAGAATCCTTTTTAGGTACACAACGACCACTGGATCCTTCTTTATAGGTGAAAAAATCAACGGATGGGACATTACACAGATCAGATACTTCGGTGATGAACTAAAAGTAGGGTATATGGAGCTGAATGGGGAAGGAAATGAGTTCACATATCAACAAGCATTCACTTCTACCGACAATGGTGGTATACAAGTACTAGCTGGATACGGTATAAAGGACAAAGGAGCGTTCTTTGGTGTTTATGAGTTCCCTAAAAAGATAACTTACTACAAAGTTGAGATAGATCCACGCCAATTGATTGCTAATCGTACACTTGATACTGCAGATATAAGAGCAAATATAAATTCAGAGGGTCAAGTTGAGAGTGTAGAGATCATTAATGGTGGAATGGGGTATGCTCAACCTCTTATTGACATCGAACAACCTGCTGTTTTGACTGAAAGGTCTGCAAATGACAATGCAAGGAAGACTTTACACAACATGGGAGGGTGGGATCAGACAATGATGGACTCTCCAAACGATCCTGTGAACAATCCATACGGTGAAAAGAACAATTTTAGCTTTAAGGACATCAAAAAGAAGCAGTCTGCTGTTCTAGAAGAGGATATGTCGCAGAGTTTTAACGAAAGAGAGAACTTAATACCTTATGGTAACGGTGCTCAGAGGGGAGAGGTGCAAATATCAGACACAGATGCCACTGTTGATGTGGGAAATAAGCAATTAAGAAGAGCAACAGGTGAAGGAAAAGGTAAAACTCCCCTTAAGAAGGCAGAAATAGAGATAACACAGTTAGATGAGAACGGATCTATCATAGAATTGCTTATAAAAAACCGTGGTAGTGGTTATGATCCTGATCCAAACAACAGACCTGCGGTATTTGTGGTCGATGCTGAGAAGGATACGTATACTAATCGTGGTCCTAACGTAAATTTATCAACTAAAACGTTTAAAAACAACATTAGAGCAGAGAATGGACTCAAAGAGAAGATAACTTCGGGTACAGATGCGTCAAGTGAGGAGATAAATCAGATGGATGACGGTATCATAGGTGGATTTAACACTATGATGAACGGATTTACCACAAAGTACCCTACTGGTTACCTCAGAATTAAGGAAATTGACGATGAGCACACTAACTTATGCTCAAACTTCCCCGCAAGTTGCATAAACATCGAGATTCCTGGTATTTTCGAAGACGCATTGTTCACTGCAGAGGATGTAAGAGGTCCGACTAAGTATTCTGATTCATTTAAAGAGATGATGAACAACCAATATCCCGATATGCTTGGTGGAGTACGTCAAACTGACAAAAAGAGTGGTGATTTTAGTGATTTATGGGGTTGGAACAACAAACAGAGCTGTATAAATCTACCTCAACCTAAGTTATACACCGCTACACGCTTTTTTGAGATACCATGCCCCTATACTGAGTTGGGTGACGACAAGAAACAGAAGGCATATGGGTATATGGTGTACAAATATTGTGCATCAAGTGCAGAGAGAGCTAGTTTTAAGGTTTCGATGGCATTAGAGGGGCATACAACGGGTCCTCAGGGGCAAGCTTTCATGAACTTCCTAAGGAATTTGCCAGAACCTAATTTAACATGGACTAGAGACTCAGGACCAGGTGGAAATAGCAAATGTTGGCCATGTAAACGAGGTGATATTGAGGGTAGATGCTATCGTGACCCAAGTAATGCGTCTGATATTGTATTTGTGCCTGTTGGTAGTGATGAAAACACCTATGATTATAATAGAGGAGGGTTTTCGGAGTATGAACAGTTTAAAACTTGGTTAGGTGACAATTTATCTTCCCATAATCCCAATACGCAAGTTGGTTGGATTGCTCATGAGGAAGATCCTGAGACTGGGCAGGAACTTGATGTACGATATTGGAACTATACGAATATAAATGTAGCCATGCCCGTAGGTGGAGTACCTCCTAATGAGTGTTGGGACACCTATCTCCGTCATTCTAGTAATACTAATGGATGCTTAGATGTGTATTGCGGATATAACCCTGCAAATCCAGGTACTAATAAAACTGCATCTACGGGATACTGGGGAGTTGGGTATATTGCCAATCCTCCTTGTACTGGAGGGCAACTAGCACTCGACTTTGTATCTGACGCAGCGATAGCAGTTAATCCTAAATTGTGTAGTGAGTTTGAGTTGCTCCTCGGACCGTTTAATGGTACAATGACAGTATTAAACTATAATACAGGATCGACACTCACTTATGGCGATTCAGTCCGCAACTTTGGTAACCCATACTTCAGTGAATGCGATCTAGTATTCGGAACCATGACTAGTATTACTAATCCTGGTACTCTAATAGATAACTCAAAGCGGATTGCTGAACCTACTTACGATCCTACGGACTCGGATAGGGAGGAATATGACGACGAGTATAAAATTCCCGAAAGTCATTACACAACGGATTAGATGGCATACGGTTTCCTATTACCAGTAGCACCTATTACAGGTTTACCTTGTAGCGGACATGGCATATGCATTCCGTCTACGGTTCATTGTGTCATGGGATGTTCTGGTCCTCCACCAATGTATCCTATCAAGATCAAACAGTATACTTGTTGGTGGCCACCATTAGCACTTATACCTTTCGGTCCTCTGAATCCACTAAAGGCAACAGTGCTTACAAACTTCTTACCGACCATGACGTTCGGTGATAGGTTTATAAATCATCCGTCGCCATGCACGAACATTGTAATACACATGTGTCCGTGTGGTAAATCCGTGTGTCCAAAACCAACTCCGTATCCATGTTCGGTATTAACAATCGAAGACGGGGGAGTCGGACATACCCGTATACTCATTGCACAGAGTAAGACGGTATTTGTAACCAAACTACCAATCGGTAGAATATATGATCCACTGGGTATCGGGTTTCCTGGTTTCTCTTGGCCATGTTCATCAGTGGTTGCATATGGGTCACCAAATGTGCTATCATCATAATAACCAATAAATTACTATGGCAGTTAGAACCAAAGAAGGAGGATGGGGTGCATCCATCTATGTTGAGAAGAACAGAAAGAAAACAAGACAGGGTAGTAGCATGAATACAAAATATTCTGCCACATCTCGTAATCATAGAAGAAAGAAGTATAGAGGTCAGGGAAAGTAATGGATACTCAAGCGATGTCGGCAGGAGGTGGAACAACCTCCGACATACAAGCACAAAGAGATGCTATCCCACCCATGAAGGCGAACAAAATGAATCTTTTATCAGATTCATTAAAGGTAGAACTTAAACAACTTATTAATGAAGTTTTGGATGAAAGGGAACTGCAAATGAAACTAGATGGACCTTATGATTTTCCAGAATACGATGGATTTGACGCTGATTATCAATTTCCTTAAAAACTCGTCTAAATAACTATTGTTATAGTAACGAGCACTAGTGCCAGCTTATAGATTTAGATCTGAAAAGTTTTTTAGTAGAGGGTTTAAGGACTTAGCAATCTCCTTAAAGGCAAATCCTAATACTAAAGATTTTAGTGCTGTGAAGAATGAGAATGCGATAAAGCAGTCGGTTCGTAATTTAGTTTTAACACAATTTGGCGAAAGACCATATCAATATGATATTGGATCAAGGGTAACTGGATTGTTGTTCGAACCTTTTGATGTTTTCCTTGCTGAAGACCTTAGAGACGAAATTTATAATACCATCCAAAGACTAGAACCAAGAGTCGAAGTGGATGCGGTGAACGTTAGAGAAGGAATTGATGAAAACTCGATTGACATAGGCATTCGATATAAGATTATCGGACAACAACAGAGTCAAACTGTGGAATTCCTGTTAGAGAGAACGTAAATGCCAGCCACACCATCAGAATTAACGTCACTGGACTTCTTTGAGATCAAAGAGTCTATAAAGTCGTACCTAAGAACACGTGACGAGTTCACTGACTACGACTTCGAGGGATCTGCTGCATCCTACATGATTGATATACTTGCTTACAACACGTATTACACATCATTTAATGCCAACATGTCTATGAATGAGGCATTCTTGGAATCAGCGACCGTAAGAGATAATATTGTAAGAGTAGCGAAGCAGTTAGGATATACACCAAGATCAATTAAGGCATCTAAGGCATGTGTGAGGATGGCAGTGCAGACTGCTCTAGTTGCAGGGGGTCAAACCTATCCTGATACTGTTACTATCAAGAAGGGTGATGTATTTGTGTCTAAAAACACGAATGACACATACACTTACTGCTTGATGCAAGATACTACAGTAGCAGTTGATCAAAATACTGGAATTGCCAACTTTGCTCAAGTTGTAATTTATCAAGGTAACTTATTAACCTTTAATTACACTGTTGATGATACTAGAAAGCAAGAATTTGTAATTCCTTCAGAATCTGTTGATACTGAACTACTAACTGTCTCTGTAAAACCATCAGAACAGTCTGTAGAGGTTGACCAGTACTCAATATCAACTAATGTAGTAGATATGACTTCTACATCTAGAAATTACTTCTTAGAAGAAACTGAAGACCTTAGATATAAGGTAATTTTTGGTGATGGAGTTCTAGGACGTAAATTAATTGATAATGAATTCGTAATGCTGCAATATGTGACGACTGCAGGTACTGAAGCAAACGGATGTACCAAGTTTTCATTCATTGGTCGTGCAGTAGACTCTACTAATCGTCCCATACCTCCTTCTAGCATGTCTCTAGCGACTATTGACAGCAGTCAGGACGGTACAGACAGAGAATCAGCACTAGGTATCAAATTTCGTGCTCCAAGGCAGTTCTCGACCCAATCTAGGGCAGTTACAGAAGATGACTACGCTTACATCGTCTCTGACCTATATCCTCAGGCAGCAGCAGTTACTGCATATGGTGGAGAGAAGTTAAGTCCTCCTGTATATGGTAAAGTATACATTGCTGTTAGATCAAAATCAGGTGTTAACCTTAATACTACTACAAAGACACGTATTAAGAACCAGTTACTGAAATATTCGATGGCATCTATCGAACCAGTAATCGTTGACCCAACAATCTTTTATATTACTCCTAAAGTTTATCCTTTCTATAATGGTAACAATACCACTAGATCAGCAAACGAACTAGGTACTGAGATTCTTAAATCAATTGACCAATATAATGGACAAAACCGTGAAAACAGATTTGGTAATAGATTAGAGAAGTCAAGGTTTAACTCAATGGTTGATGCATCAGATGATGCAATATCTGGAACTAGTACACAGATAACAATGGGACAGAATCTAGATCAGTTTACGTTTGGGAACGTATTTACTCAATGTCTAGACTTTGGTAACCCAATTACTAACCCTAGTGACACTGGTGGAAACGATGCAGGAGACAGTACATGCCCTCCTAAGTATTCATCAGTTAAATCAGGTAAGTTCTATGCTACAGGGTACACAGAGAACCTTGCAGACCTCTTAGCGGATGGGTCTACTGCAGGTGGTGGAACAGCAAGTGGCGATGCTTCTGATGCAGTATATGCTTCTGGAACTAGAACTACTGAAGTGTTAGTACCTGTTAACATTAGAGATGATGGTAAGGGTAATTTACTGTTAGTAACTACACGTAACGAAAAAGAGGTAACTTTAAACAGTTCTATCGGAACTGTTGATTATACAAACGGTGTTGTTTGTGTAGGACCTTTAGACGTTGCTGATACATCTGATGGAACAACCAGAATCCCTGTTGTAGTCTATCCTGACAGTGATTCCATTACTATACCACCAGGAGTTGATCCTACAATCTTTAACCCTGAAGTATATCCAATTGATTATGTAACAAACCCTACCACAGTCCCAAGTTTTGATCCCAACAACTTTGGTGGATGGAACTATGGTGGAACCCCAATAAATATCATCAGTTACCCGATTGATGCGTTTACATACCCAGAAGTCGATTCCTGTTTCTAACGAATGCAAACTATTAGTTCTGTAAATATATCCGATAGAGTCGAAGGTCAATTACCTGATTTTATCAAGCAAGAAGACGAGCAGTTTGTCTCGTTTCTGTTTGAGTATTATAAGTCACAGGAAAAGACAGGTCGTCCATATGATCTATTAAACAATATCCTATCTTACTTGGATATTGATGCATATGATCAAAAAGTCTTAGCGTCTTCTACTGAATTAATAAAAGACGTTGATACATCAAACTCACTTATAGAAGTTGAGTCAATCGATGGATTTATGGATCGTGATGGATCTGTAATGATCGATAACGAAGTAATTTACTACGAAGAGACAGTTCGTGGTCCTGACGCTATCCTAACACCAGGTTTATCACTAGAAGAATTTAATAAAAAGAGACAAGAACTAGAAAGTCCATTTTTAGACTTTGATGGGGTCACTACAACCTTCCCACTTAAGTTTCTAGGTACTCCAGTCTCACCAGTCTCAGCAGAGCACTTAGCAGTCATAGTCTACAATCAAAGTATGATCCCTAATGTGGATTATACGATTAGTGGCACTAATATTACATTTACAGTTGCACCAAGAACTAAGATAGGTACTGACTTAGTTGGTTCTACTAGAATTCTATATTATATCGGTTTTGCAGATTCCGTAATCAAAGAATTAGTCTTCCCTGCTCCTGCAGGACTTGCAGGTCAAGATTCTATGACTCTTGGTTATGATAATCTAGCATATTCACCAATTTCAGAGATTGGTTTGATTATCAACCGTAATGGTCTTTTATTATCACCATATATCGACTATGTGTTGACTGATAACAACACACAGATCAAGTATTTTGTAAATATTGCTCCAAACGATATATTCCACATTCGTTCTATCGAATATGTGTCACCTTCTGTTGGTACTGGTGCAAAAGCGGTTACTCGTGTTGGACTGAACGGAGAAATCGAAGCAATACAGGTAAAAGATGGTGGTAAGCAATATGAATTAAATTTTGCACCTAAAGTTTCTATTACATCGAGTACTGGAACAGGGCGTGGTTCGGCTGCACGAACATTAGTTGCAGGAATTAAAGATATACAGCTAATTAATGGTGGACAAGGATATACAGCATACAACCCACCTAAAGTATTAATAACACCACCTACTGATCAGGTAAATGGTAGTGGTGCTAAGGCATCTATCACAGTTGATGATACAACAGGTCAAGTTAGTTCTATTCAGATCACTAACTCTGGATCTGGTTATGACTTTATTCCTGCAATAAGTTTTGTAAACCCAGCTGGTGCTATCATTACTGATCCGACGATTGACTCGGAGGGTAGATTAAATGCAGGTACTATTACTATTACTGATGGTGGTATAGGTTACAGCAACCCACCTACAATCTATATTGATGCTGCTCCTACTGACGGAGTTGATGCTGTTGCTGAGTGTACTGTATCACCTGACGGTGAAATAGTAGCTGTTACTATTACTAACAGAGGTAGAGGATATACTTCTGCTCCTAGAGCAAGAGTTGTGCAACCTATTGGTGCTCAAGTTCTAGATGTTACTGTTGCAAACGGTTCTGTTACTAATGTTAACTTATTAACTGGTGGAAAGGGATATACCGATGCTCCATCTGTTTATATTGTAGATGATCGTAAAGGACCTCTAGGAGAGTCTATTGGTGGTACTGGTGCAGAAGCAGCAGCAACTATCTTTAACGGTGAGATTACAGATATCAATATTATATCATTTGGTACTGGATACTCAACTACAGAACCACCTAGAGTATACATCGCAGAACCCTTGTCAGCACAGGCATCTTGCGACGTTGGATTTGGAGAAGTTACTGGTTTTACCATTCTATCATCTGGTAGAGAGTATCAACCATCCTCATTAAAGGGATGTGCTAGAGGTGTATCTGAAATTGTAGAATTTGATAAGTTTGGTAATCAGATATTTGCAAAAGAGTCACAACTAAGACAAAGTAACCATACTACTGGTGCTATTGTACATAACCTTGATGCAAAGATCATTACACAGGTATTTGACAAGTTCCGTCGTCAATATATGCCTACAATCAACATTGACTATACTCAAGTCAACCCGATTCAGGTTATTAAGACAATTAAGGACTTCTATGCATCTAAAGGTACGAAGACTGCTGCACAATATCTCTTTAAGATCTTATTTGGTGAAGAAGTTGATATATTCTATCCTAGAGACGAACTAATCAAACCATCTGATGCTTCTTGGGTAGTTGACACTATTTTACGTGCTGAGTTGATTTCAGGTGACCCTGCAAACTTATCAAATGCTCAGTTAGTCCAGAATGCTGATGAGGTTGACCAAAATATTAAAGATGCTAGTGTATTGATCGAAAACGTCATTTCTATTATAGAAGGAACTGACGTAATCTACGAATTGGCAATATCTGAAGAAACTTTAACAGGTACCTTTAAGATTCCTTATAAAACAAGTCTTGTAGAACCTTTATCAACTGATGGTAACATAATTACGGTTGATAGTACGATTGGATGGCCAGAAAAGAACGGAACTATCATAATTAACGATGAAGAGACTGTACAGTATAAAGATAAGTCACTTAACCAGTTCATTGAGTGTACTAGGTCTAAAAATGGTGTAGTAGAAGACTGGGATCCTGGTACAATAGTTTATTCGGACATATTTGTCTATGTAAACCAAGGATTAGCTAACGAAGTCAAATTAAGAGTCTTAGGTATTGCTGAAGCGGGCACTACAGTCCTAGAAGACAGTGGTTCTTACTATCTACCTGGTGATAAGTTAAATGTTGCTGCTTTAGGATCAACTGACATTGATGAGAGACTACAATCATGGTTATACAACGTTAAGAAGTTAATTAGTGTTACTAGTATCACACCAGGTGGTATAAACAACCAAACTGCAACTGTTGTTTGTACTAATGCTCATGGTTTGCTTGTAGAAGACCAAGTTACCATCTATGGTGCTAACCCTGCTGTTTACAATGGTACATTTGAGGTTACATCTCGTCTAAATGACTTTACCTTCTCTTATAACATACCTACCCCAATGGATATCATTCCACAGGGTAATATCTTACTTTCTGTTGACTTAAACAGAGGTAAGTCACAAACATCTACTATTAATGAAGTAGTTTCACTGTTTACTTCTAATATACAGAATGCTTTCTTTAATCAAGACTATGTTTACGTTGCAGCGTCTGGATTACCCAACTATAAGATAGGTCCTTTCCAAGGTTCTGCTATTATACCAGGTAACCAAAGAAAACTACTTAGATTCCCCAGAACAGTAGAAACTATCTCTACAAGAACAGAAGTTGGTGCTAACAACCCAATTGGTGCTTGGGTTAACGGTGTTTCTGCTTGGTCTTACAAATCTGCTGAGTTTGTCACCTTTGGTCCTCTTACTGCCATCAATATCACTAATCCAGGTGTAGATTATGATGCAGGATCAAAACCAGCTCTAGAAATCACTGGTGGTGGCGGTACAGGTGCTGCAGCGACTGTTACTGTTAATGGTTCATTAAGTAATGTAGAAGTTTTAACTGAAGGTAGTGGATATACATCTCAACCTCTAATTTCTATCGTTGGTGGTGGTGGACAGGGTGCAACTGCACAAGCGGTCGTTACAAACGGTAGAGTAACAAGAATTCTAGTAGAAAACGCAGGAACTGGATATACATCACAACCTACAATATCAATCACTGGTGGAAATGGTGCAGGTGCTACTGCTACTGCCTCTGTACGAGGTGTAATCAGTGCAGTTACACTAACTAGCACAGGAAGTGGTTATACGTCTACACCGACCATAAAACTCAATTCTGGAGAAGGTGCATTAGCACAACCAATCGTTATCAACGGTAGAATCGTATCTATTGCTATTATTAACTCTGGTTCAGCATATACATCAGCACCTACTGTTTATATCAATGGTGATGGATTTGGTGCTACTGCAACTGCAGTTATTGGTACATTAGGTGAAGATAAGGGTAAAGTTATCTCAGTATCAATTACAAACAGAGGTGTTGGATATACACAGGGAATGACTGCTGTTAGAATGGAAGCAGTTGGTCAATTAGCAACATTTACTGCTGATGTCTTCCAGTGGAATAAAAATATAGAATATCAATTAGATCCTGATCCTGCTAACCCTTCAGCAACTGATACAGCAGGAAATCTACTTAAGAAGTATGACATAGCAAGAGGATATGTATTTACTGGATTTAATAACCAGTATGGTGGAGAATATGCTCACGTTTCAGATCCTAAAGAACTACGTTATGTAATTGGTGATAACGTATTCCTAAATCCAGAAACTAATCGTTTCCAAGAAGTTCCTTCTAATATAAACCATTCTCCTATCATTGGATGGGCATTTGATGGTAACCCAATCTATGGTCCTTATGCATACATCGATCCTACTGATCAGAACAGTGGTATTAGAAGAATGCGTTCTTCTTATAAAATTAAGACAGAACTTATTTTTGATGAAGAAACAAATACATCTCCTGCTAGAATAGATGGTCCTTTATTGGCAAATTACCCTGCAGGATACTTTGTTAACGACTATACCTATACATTCCAACAAGGTGACTTAGATCAGTACAATGGACGTTTCTGTAAGACCCCAGACTACCCTGCAGGTACATATGCATACTTTATAACCATTGATGAGTCAGATGCAGGTTTACCTGTCTTCCCATACATCATTGGATCAAGTTTTAACTCAGTTGTTGATACTTGGAACCTTTCACTCAATGCTGTACAAGAAAACATCCCAGACGATGTTGCACGTTTCAGAGATCCATATGTTAACGTTGATATTGACATTGATCGTCAACCTAACCAACAATCAGATTCATTTGTAACTGAGAAAGAAGGAGATCTTCTAATATTCGAAATAGAGGATCTAGATGGTGATGCAATTATATCTCCTGCTGAAATAGCAACATTACAAGCAATAACTGAAGAAGCAGCATTACAGATCTATGATTACTTCCCTAGAGTATCAGCAGAGTCAAGAGTTGACATCGAAGTTGATACAACGACTAAATTTGAGTCTGCACAGATAGATGGATTTGTTGTAGAGAATGCAGGTACATCTTATCAGGTAAATGACACTTTATTCTTTGATAACACAGGAACAGATGGGTTTGGGGCTTCTGCCATTATCGAGTCTGTCCAGGGCCGAACAATAAGTGCATATACAAAAGAAATCATCGATGATGGTCCTTATGGAAAGATTACAACTGCAACTGCACATGATCTTATTGCACAAGACCAAATAATCGTAAATTCCAAGGTTATCACTGATAATACTAATAAACGTTATTATATGTCAGTTGTTACTGGTATTGAGACTATTACAGTAACACAAACTGGTATTGGTTACAATACACAGATTCCACCAACATATGAGATCATTACAACCACTGGACAAGACGTTGCCTTTAATATTGTTCTAGATGAGACAACTGGTAAGGTTGGAAACGTTAATATCATTAATAGTGGTTTTGGATACGATGTAGACAACCCTCCACAGATTAGAGTCTCTCATCCACAACAATACAAGAAAACTTACTACTGGTTATCTGAATATTACGAAGATACCGATAAAATCAACATTATCGATTCTAAAGTTGCAACAGACCGCCATATTTACATTTGTGGTGAATTAACTCAAGTTAATGGTGATACTTCTGCATTCCTTGCTAAATTTACTGATTTGGGTGTTTTAGTCTGGGATAGAACACTTATTTCAGTTACTACCAATAAAAAGGCACGTTGGAAGTCAATGTACCTAGATGAGACTTCTGAAGAGAATCATTTGATCTATATCATCGGTGAAACCGAATCTCAGACAACTGCGACTTATAATCCCGATATTTTAGTTGCTAAGTACGAATCTGGTTATGATAACGCTAATGCACCTGAAGGAATCGTTAGATGGCAGAAAGAGATAGCTGGTGTCTCTGGATCTGCTAGAAGAGACTATGCGGGTGATATTCATCTAGATGATGAGCAAAGAGTCTATATTTGTGGTTGGACTGATACTAACTCTCCAGATCCTAATGATATCTGGGTTATGCAACTTAATAACCTAGGTGACGTTGTTGAGAAGCGTAAATTTGCTTCTGACGCTGAAGGGGAAGAAATGACCCAATTACATTTCATTGGTAATAATAAACTTCTATTTACTGGTATTGATTCTGATAATCAAGATATTATCTTTGGTGAGATGTCATATGATGGTGCAAACATAGAATTAACATTTACTAAGAGACTTGCTGTTTCTGGTGGTAATGTACAACGTCCTCGTTTTGTTCTTGATGAATGGGATGATTTGTTCTTTATCTGTGATATGTTTAACGGAACTAAGAACTATGGTATAGCATTCTTTAAGATACCTTTAGATCAACTTTCCACTAACCCAACCACTCCAACATACACATATTCTAAGATTATTGCTCCTAGTGGTAATTTCGAGTCAATCAACCATGCAGGAATTAACATGGATGTATTTGGCAACGTTAGTATCGTTGCTGATCTTAAGTATGAAGATAATGACCGTCAAGCGGTTGTTATGAACTTTAAGTATGATGGAACTCTATTAAAGTCTACTAATATTGCAGATACCAATGATATTGGTATGATAACTAGAACTCACCAAGTTGATAACTCTGGTGATGTCATATTAACATCGAATAAGCAACTTCCTGTACAGACATATGTTGCTCGTTTCGAAAATGAAAATGATTTAGATGAGGATAGCACAAAGCAAGCACTTGTAACTACAACCTTCTCCACACCAGCTAACGCAGCACATAATACATCAGAATATAAGTTTGGTGCAGGATCAGTTAAGTTCTCTGGTGGTCCTACTAACATGAAGGCAGCAGGTGCAGGTATTACAGGTAAATGGACTACTGAAGTGTGGTCATTATTGACTGCATCTCATGCATCTAACAACCCTAAGGTTGAGATGTTCACTATTGACGATGCAACTGGTAATAGTCTTGTTGTTACTGTTGATGGTAATGCATCTAGTGGTAACTTAGGTAAGATTGAGATGACCATTGCACCTCAGGGTGGTGGTGGATCTACAACTGCTTCTGTTGGTTCTACATACTGGACTACTCTACAAGATTCAGCATGGCATCATTGGGCAGTTGTTAAAGACGAACCTACACTTGGTTCTTACTCATACTCTGTATACTTTGATGGTATACAAGTTTGTACTGCTACTGTAACTACTAACATTGGTCTTAATGATCTTTATGTTGGTGCTAATAAGACAACTCCTGCTACAGGAAACTGTTTCTTAGGTAGTATTGATGACCTAGTTATCGATCCAAACACTGTATATACTGGTGCATCATTCACTGTTGCTACAGAGAGATACAGAATTACTTCTAATGATTCTAAAGTTAATCTTATCAAGTTTGATAGACAGCATGATAAGAGAGGTGCATATAGTGCATTCAGTGAAACAACATATACTAAGGCATTAACATTTACAGAAAGCACTGGTATTAATGTCAATTCTCTTTCTAATCCAGTCATTACTACATGGAATGTAGGTGCATCTGGTTTACAGATTCTTGATTACTCTGATGTTTCATCTCAGTTAACACCAGGTACATACTCATTTACTAGTGCAATTCATCAGTATGCATCTAAGACTTCTACTATACCATCTCCACTTGGTAGAAAGGTCAAGGTTACTGCTGTTCCTATGGCTAAGTTCTACATTAGAGATGCAGGATATCAAAAAATTGACTTAGTTAAAGAATTTACATTTAACCAAGCAATCAAGTTTACTAAGGGAACTATACTACAGCAGACGAATGCACAAGGTATTGTTCAGGCATATGGTACTATCGTTGAGGTTCCAACTGGTACATTAGACAATCCTGGTCTTGGTAATAAGTATAAAGTTGGTAAGATCTATGGTAACTTTAATAATGATGTAACAGATCTATATCAGAATGCTATAGGTGAAGAAAATACAATTGATGGAGTAGTATTTGAGCAACCAAGACTACAAGATCAGTGGTTAGCAAACAAAGCATATACTACTGATACACAGGTTTATAATGCAGGTAAGATATACAAAGCAACTAACACTGCTACATCTGGTTCTACACCACCTACACATAGTATTGGTATTGTAACTGACGGTTCTGTAACATGGCAGTATATTAGTGCTGCAGGTGCTATACAGGTTGACTTGTCTGAGCATCCATGGCCAACACCTACAGAGACACTTTGGACTGCTAACAGATCCTTCTCTGTCAATGATTTTGTCTACTATGCTAGACAGAAGTACAAATGTACTGTTGCAGGTGTTACAAGTAGTGTTGCTCCTACTCATACTACTGGTACTGCAACTGATGGTACAGTAACATGGGAATGGCAATCTACATATGATCCATTATCAAGTTATGCTAGGTTCAGAACCTATGATCCTGGTGATTATGCAGTTAAGATTCTTGAGGTATATCCTGAGTCTGATTTCATTGTCGGTGATGTAATTTCGCTTGGTGGTAGTGTTACCGCAGGGCCAAACGCAGATAACCCCAAAATCGCTGATATCAATGGAGTTACAACTGTTAAGAAACTAGAATTAACTGTTAGACTTGACAAAGATATTGTTAGAACTGGTGAAACAAGAACTGATCTTATATACTGCTCTGCACTCATTGCACATAGATTCACTGCAGGAGATATCCTATTTGTTACTGGATTCCAAGGAACTCAGTTTGATGGATCATTCTTCGTAGAGGAAATCTTCTCTTCTAGAGACTATACTTATAGGATGAGAGCAAATGCTGTTTCTGATCCTACATTTGATAACAATGCTATTGCTAATGTCAAGATATCTTCTAAGCACCCAACATTATTACTAGTAAGGAATCATTCATATATCTTTGACTTAAGTGATGCTTCTAACCAAGGATATTTCTTATCATTCTCTCAAGATAACCAGTTTAAACTAGAATACTCATTTAACGTTATTGAGAGATCTGGAACACCTGGTCAATCATCTACAACTGAAACTCCTACAGTTAAGTTTACAGTTGGTGGTGAAGTAACTAACATTACATACTACTTTGATCCTAGTAGAACACTATCTACTAATTCCCCAGTTGGTGCTAACTCCTTTATTGATGTTATTAAGACACCTTATGATGGTACATTTACTATTTCACAGGTTATTAGTGATACTGAGTTTAGATTCTTATTAGATCAAGAACCAGAATTTAATAGTGCTGAGATTGGTGAGGATGATCAAGATAGACCTAACTCTTTCTATTCTACAACCTCTACTAAAGCAATTGGTCCTATCAATACTATTAAGTTGATATCAGCAGGTGGATTCTACAAAAAATTACCGATCGTTTCTGACATTGCTTCTAATCGTAAGATCGAAAGAATTGTTATTGCTAACGGTGGTACTGAATATGCACCTGGCGTATATACACAGGTTCCTATTATAGGTGATGGTGAAGGTGGTCTATTAAACATTACAGTAGAAATAGATCAAGAAACTGATTCTGGTACTATTACCCAAGTTGCTCTTATTGATCCAGGTTCAGGTTATACTACAGGTTCTGTTGATGTAGATGCTATACCAGGAATTTTAGGACAGACTCTATCTGGTTCTGGTGCAGAACTAACTGTTGTTATACCTGCTGAAGGTACAGGTGCTTCTGTATTCTTAACTGGTACACAGATTGGTAAGATCAAAACTCTTAAGAACAATGAATTTGGTTATGGTTACTCTCATGACTATACTCTACGTCCTGAGATTGCATTCCCAGTTAACTTACAACTCTTTAACACCTCAATACTTTCACAGATCAAGATA